TACATTACCCCGCCTAATTCCAACAGGGTTATTCAGTCACTCCCCGTTGAACCCGTCGATTCAACAAATATATTATGGCACAAAAAAAGGGGGGTGTCAACTGGTCTTTGCCAGTTACCCCCTGCGGCGACGATATTCCTTAGTATTTAGAACCAGTCCTTCCTTGCATGATGATCTGGAACTACTTTACCAAGTTCAATCGTCAATAGCCCATCCTCAAAGTTTACCGAGCGAACTTCAGTATCATCAGAAAGAGTCCAGCTTCTAGTGAAAGATCTTTGAGCGATGCCTCGATGGGCATAGGTAGTTTGGGATTCTGTGTCCTCTTTTTGTCCCTCAATAAAGAGTTTCCCAAATTCAGTGTAGACGTTAACTTCGTCCTTTCTAAATCCAGCCAAAGCAATTTCTAGTCTAGATTCAACATTGTTGATCTGCACTAGATTGAATGGTGGATAGTTTGCCTGTGTCTCGTTCAACGTAAAGATACGGTCGAAGTAATCGTCCATACCGATTGCGTTACGAGTGATACGATCAAACAACTGTGGTAGATCTGCTGCCTGATAGCGTTGAAGGTTTCCCATTGTACTTCTCCTTTTAAAGCGAGATTTGATTTTGATGTCCCCTAAGGCGACATACTAATTATACAACTTCCTTCCAGGATCTAGGTCGTGAAAACCCTTTAAAATAGTTCGGGTTTCCTTCCAATTTTTTACGTGGTACGGTATACCCCCCATATCCTTTACAGCTTTGGCTAATGGATAATCATTTTCTCCCTCTTCCATCATGTCACCAAAAAAATGTAACTTATCTAAAGTAGAAAAATCAGAAAGTATCATGCTCTTATTATTTCCCTTAGGAGCAAGATCCAATCCAGTTTGTCCACCGACCTGAACTTCTATGTCGGAAAACTTCTCCTTAAGTCTAGAAGCAATCTTTTTTCTCTCTTTATATTTTTTGTCCCACTTAACATATTCATCTCGATGCCATCCTTCCCCAGAACCACGACCAAGAATACTAAAGTTGAGTCCACCTGGTCTGTACTCCAAGTGCAATCCATTACGAATAGGGAACTCACTGCGATCTAACTCCTCGTATAAGTGACCTACAAGGTCATCAGGCACGTCCCAATTCACTCTACGAACATTTCGATCTTCCTCATATACATCTGTTCCAGAACAGTTATAGACACGTATACAAGCATTGCAGATCTCTTCTCCAACCTGTTCAAGAGTCTTCTTTCTATCACTTCCTGTGACTAGATAACAAAAATGACTCTCAGCGAATTCCAAAAAGAACCTACGGAAGTTAGGATCAATGGTCTTTCTACTGGGAGTCAATGTACCGTCTACATCGAAAATAAATTTGTTATTCATTATCAAAGAATTGTATATTAAAAGCAACCGTAATCCTAGGATAATCTGGGGTAGGGTTTCCGCTCTTAACTTTGTGATCTAAGTATGGTGGAAAGAATACTACATCTCCCTCCGAAGCATCAACAGTAAATGTCTCTTCATAATCAGTTACTGCTTCCCACCCATAACTTCTAAGTTTCATCATGGGATCCTCGAAGACTAGAGGCTCATGTATTCTTTTATCATACTGAAGAAAGTGAACACCACACATGTGAGTGGGATTAAAAATATCACCTATGTGATTATGAATCTCTTGGAATTCACCATCAGCATAATAATTGTACCATAATTTTTGAATCTTTGTAGGCCCTGTATTACCGAAGGCATCACTAATACAATCCATATAAGAATAATATGTTATGTCATCAAAAATCATCTCATTGAAATCGTGATGATTAAATGAGGTGATTAATTTATTAGTGTCCCAATCTTCTGGGAGTTCTACTTTGTCTCGGGTTAACTCTATTCTAGGAAGTAATTTTTCTTTTAAAAAATCATTGCTAGAGATGAATCCATAATGTATAGGAACCGAAAATAGTTCTTTTTTCACACTGTTGTTTTCTTTTTCTTACCGATATTATACTTAGTTTCTAGAGTCCAGTCACCCTTATCCTTATAAGAAAGAACCTTGATTTGATTCAAGGGAGCAACATCAACAATAAGTTCAGGGTTAACAATAGTAATAAGTCCCCAATCAGCAAGCAAATTAATAATTCTATTACGTCTCTGTACGTCATTCACCGTAAGATTTGCGTGCTTACCATCAAGAGCAAACAGTTCTTTAAAGTGAACAATATAATATCTACCTTGTTTGTGGAGAATATGACAAGACTGATAAATCTTTTTCTCTTTCCTAGAGGCAACACCAATACGGGTAAGTGTTTCTCTTACTTTCAGAAAGTCATCTGGTTCATTTAATGTAACTTCAATCATTTGGTCCGAAGACCACTTCACTTCAGGTTCTGCAAACGCAGTCATGTTGTACCTCCAACGTCAATTCGCTTTTTAATAAAGTCGATATGTTCTTTATTTAGAATCTTCAAAGCTTGCGTTGCCTTCTCATTACTATAGCCATAGTATTTTTTGACTGCATCAAGGTCTTTGATTTTTTCCTTACGGAGCCAGGGAGAAAATCTCTTCTTTTTCCTAAGACTATTTAGATAAAAGTCATACTGGAGTTTGGAACCTAGGTGACCATTCATGTTCATCTCATTCGCAAACATGATGCAATCGATATGACTAGCAAGACACTTATTGACAATAAAGGCAGGATATTTTTTCTCCCACATAGGATCCTCATCCTTCATCAAATCTTCTTTTGTGAAGTTGATAGAATTCAAATACTCTTTTAGTTCGTAACTCATCGGATAATGTCGATCTCGTCGGGGTTTACATTCCAAGTTTCAAGTGTGGTTCTGAGTCTTCCATCAGACTTCAGTTTTTCATATCTCTTACTAGCTTTCTTTTTCCACCAAGCAATCAAGTTCTCCATGTGGAACTTGTCATAATTTTGGCCAGGATGCAAAGTTTCCTGTGTTCCAAGTATAACCTCACGAGCGTTGCTGAATCCATAGTCGGACATATAAAATCTTTTTTGTTCTGTCAGATCTTTTGCACTTGCAATAGCCTTATTGAACTCAGACAACTTATCTAGATCAGTCAAAGACTTCTTGATGATGGAGATCATCTTAGTTTGAATCTTAAGTTTTCTACTAGAGGCATCTTCTTTGACCAGTAGTTTATCGCCGTTGCGAATGGTGAACCACTTGTTCAGGTCTTTGAACACAGAATCATGTAGGAGTGGTGTAAAATCACTCTCAGTGAGTCCCTTATACCTCATGTAGGGTTTGAGTCCATCATACTGAGAGGATGACTTTGTAGACCCATACAGAGAGGTTGTCTCAAACAAGCAAATATCTGAATCATATTTGGCATTGATTTGTTCTCTTGCCGTATGAGAACAACAGAGGAGGGCAAGTAGTTTACCTCCCAAGTAATTAAATCCAAAAGGTTGGGTCGGAACAATAACAAACCCCATGATGGCATGTCTGTTAAACCGACTCAATTCTGGTGTATCACCCAACCACTCATTACGTGGTTTAGAATTGATTGTAGGACTCCCAAACCTAATGAACCCTAAAGTTTTATTTGTGTTTTGTTCCTGAACAATCCACTTCAATGATTTGCCAGGAATAGAATTCTCAAACACATGAGACATAGTAATTTGTAGTCTCTCATTAAAATAAGAGTTACTAAACCCATTCGTATCTCCCGCAGGATAAACACGAATATCCATATCACTAGGATGCATATCAAAATCACTAAACAAGTCATCCTCTGGACCAAAACCTGGCAGAGCAGTAGGTTGACTTGCGATGCGATCTAATTTAACTGCACGAAGATACTCATCAATTCTTCCAGTGTTTGAAAAGTAATTGATGAATTGATCAGCAGCGTATGTAGCTTCCTGTGAACTAAGGTCCATATCTATTCCCTACGATCTCAGCAAAGAATTGCTGAAGTTGAATTGTACTCTTGGCCATGATTCTATAACCACTACCAACATAAATTTGCCCAGCAACAACTGCAATAGTAGCAGCACCCCAGAAGTAATAGTAAAATCTAGATTTCACTTGGGCTCTTACTTTCTCCTTGCTCATACTTCCACTTCCCCAGCGAACTCAATATCTTCAAATTGATCTGATGTGATTTCATGCGGACCAATACGATACCAGTAGTCTCCGTTCTTCTCACCAAGGTATTCAATATCATCGCACTTGTGTTCACGCAACCAGGCTTGAAGACGATGATGCTTTAGTTCTTTTTCAGTAATCATTAGAATTCACACTCCTTATGTCCCGTCATCAGATTTCTCAATCCTCTGACTCTTTCTGCATTTTTCTCATAGTATGAGAGAGTATCATCAACACATGATAACATCTCTTCATAGATTTGTCTGCTAGACACTTGATCGTCTAGAAGATAATCATCGATAGCATCTTGAAGTCTCATCAAACGTTGTTGATCGTAAGTAGTATCGGGACCTAAGTAAGGTCGTCCTTCAATAGTCATTTGAATTCACACTCCACCATAATTTCTGTTAATGCTGCAAGTAGATTAATTTCTTGATCTGC